TGTTTTGAAGATTTGCCGCGCCGCCTTGATTCAATTCTTTGGCATGCCAACTATACCGCCAAGACGTCGGCGCTTCCCAAGCGCGTAATTCGAAGCGTTTGGTTTCAAGGAATAGCTTGCCGTCGTTGCCCAATTGGAAGCCGGCGCGGAGGAGTTTTTCTTTCATTAGGAAACAAGCTTGAGGGTTTTATTTTCAATTGCCTTTCTAATCCAACGCATCAAAAGAAGGGCTTTGATATCCCGATCGAACGTTGCGCCTGTAGTATCAGCAATCGGTATTTCAAATTCGTACCAATCATTAGTCCCAACCAATCTAACGCGATAATAAAGACTTCCGTCGAAATATCGATTGAAATGACAAAGGCTTGTTGTGTAAACAAAATCTTTGATATTCATAATTTTGGCAAATAAGTTGGCTTAGGGCCGTCTTTAAAAATTTCTTGCAGTTGTTCTAGGGTGTCGATTCTAAGGTTTCGGATTAAAGGATAACCTGTCGTTGCCGGATCGTCTTGAAGCCACCATTCATTGCCGTCGTAAAATAAATCAGGAAAGCCTTCCTTACTATATCTGCTGCCTTTGCAAGTAAATCCCAACTCCGTCAAATGGTTGCCGTGAAGCCTTGTCGGCGTCGGGTCCGGCGGTTCTTGTAGATATTGAACCAAAACAAACGCGCCCCCGCGGCGTTCAAGGCGCTCTTTCATAACCGATCAAAAAGCTTGTAGTCGTTCTTCAACCAATTATAAACGTCAATAGGATCGCAAGGAAGGGCCGCTTTGTAGGCGCCGGAAGCGATCCTGGAAGGATGCGCCCACGTGTTCATGATATTGCAAACCTTGGCCGCAACCGACGGTGATGGGTAAAACATAAAGCCGTCTTTACCCAGAGTCTCGTTAAGGATCGACAAGCCTGAAGGGAAGCCGATGAAATAGTTAAGGCGCTTCAGGATTTCTATAACAACGGACAAGGGTTCGCCTATTGTATTGATATACGGTATACCCTGTTCGTCAAGAAGTTTGATCAAATTGCCGCCAAGATCAACGTCGAAGCTTGCGCCTATGATTACAAAAATCAAATCCGAATCGGTTTTGTACATTTGGTAAATGAGGCGCATCCATTCTTTTTCATCCCAGAGACCCCAGGCCCTTTGCGTTGAATAGGCAGATCCGTATATTCCGATAGCGCGCCGAAGACGAACGCCTTGAAAGACGCTATGTAGCAAGGATTCTGCTTTGTCGTCATCGTATTCGGTTGTCGCGTATTCGAGTAGATACGTTGTTGGCAAGTCCGGAAGAAATTCTTCGATCCGCCGGCCGCTTTCAAGATGGGCGTTGATCGATAGATAAAAGTCCTGCGACCGTATCGTGCGCCACAGGCGGCAAATATTCATAATATTGCGGGCCTTGATTTCGCTATATCCAAGACCGGGCTTGTATTCGCAAGAAGCGGCAACTTGCGGCATCAAATCAAAAATCTGCTTTCCGCGCTGCGGTGGCGAAGCGCTGATTTGCCAATTGAATTGTTCGCCGGCGTTAACCAACTTCATGAAAAGCCAGATCGAATCGCCGATACCTGGACAAGTTTTGATTGTTCTCATTCGTTCTGTTTTTCTTCCCTTGCCTTTCGCCCGGCTTCGGCAATCTTAAACGCAAGTGCTTTTAAAATAGCCACCAAAAACGATATCGGCCAAAATAGACCTATCGCTATCTTGCGAATATCAAAGTAGTCGTCCTTTTTATACGCAACGATTGACAAGCAAAGGGCGCCTACGATTAGATATAAAAATATTGCGATTGCCGAAACCATGGGCGAATTGTTTATATATAATTGAAGGTTAGAAAACGTCTTCGTCGGTTGCGCCGGCGGCCTTTTCGGCGTCGACAATTTGTTGCGCCGCCGCTTCCGGTTCTTTCGGGTCCGGCGCGTCCAATTGTCCAAAGGGATCGACGATTGCCGCCGGTTCGCCGTTGCTTGCGGCCGGATCAAGCTTCAATTGCGGTTGTTGCGTTGCGGTTGTATTAGCCGTTACCCCAATCTTCTGCGCCGGCGCAACGAAGGTGCCGTTGCGGAAAGATTCAATCATTTCGGCAAGCGAAGCATTAAATTGCTTATTGACCAACGTTTCGATTGTCTTAAGGTCTTCTTCCGGAAGCTTTAAGGCTTGAAGCAATTCAAGGGGTTTATTGAAATCCTTGATCAATTTGTTTTGGGCGACACGCAGGTCCTTGGCGGAGATAGAAATCATTGTGTTTTTTGTTTAGAAACTAAAGATACAAATTTTATTATTTACCAAAGCAAATTTCGTAGCCTTTGTGGATAAAAGCTTGTCTTTCCTTAATGGTGAATTCCTCTTTCTCGAACGCGCTCCGCATGGAGTCCCTGATCCTTTGAAAGGCTTCGATCTTTTGTTCCAATGTAAGGAAGTCAAAAGCGACATGGACGCTTGTTATTGGGTCCGGTTTCTTCTCCGGCGGCGCCGGCGGGTTCGGCATGTTGGGTAGCCTGTGTTTTGGGTTCATAACTTCAACAATTTATTTTTTAGTGATTCAATTTTTGCCGCTATATTCATTCGAAGATGAACGACGAAAGAAGCCGACACTTCCGTGAAGTAGTTTTCTTTCGACTGTTTGCTTGAACAAACGGCGGCGAATATTTCTTTGCCGTCCAATTTAATCGTTGTAACAAGCCAATCTTCGTTTAATTCTTCGAAAAGGGCTTGAAGTTTTTCAATTTCCCCAACGATTGCAACGACATCTTCCTTGTTTTCGTAGTTCATATTATTGTTACGATTACGACGTCCTGGACGACGTGTTCGACTAATAATTGGAATTCCCTAATCCCCGTTGGTATTCCACTCCCTTCAATTTGATAAGTAACGGTATCCGTATCCGCGTTGGCTATCTTATCAATCACAAACGCTGCGTGTTCCCTTTCCAAGTATCTTATCGCTAATTCGATTAAATCGGCGCGATCCGCGGCAAATTGCGAACTAACGACAAGAATACCCACGGGTCATTTGATATTAAAGAGAGAGGCGCCGCAGTTGCCGACATAGCCGGGGAGTTTGCCGTCCCAACGTTCGGCTTTGATCAATTCGATATATTGCGGGTTTGCCGATAGCGATTGGGTTTTAACCTTGATCACTTCGGCGTCAGCCAGGGCGTTGATAACCTTGCTTGCCGAATCGCCGCGGGCTTCGGCCATCTTCTTATTAGCTTCGGCGATCGATTGTTGCAATTGCATCTTCGAAGTTTCGGCGTCTTGCTTGGCCTTTATCTTCGCGTTGATACTCGCCGCAAGATTAGAATCCGTCGGCGTCGGCTGCTTCGTTATATTAAAGTTATCAACAATGAATCCTTCTTTGCCCAATCGTTGCGTTAGCGTCGCCGCAACCGTGTGTTCGTAATACGGAAGATTGTTCAAAATAGAATCCACGGTCATTGTTCCGGAAAGGTCTTGCATTGTCCCACGGACAACGTTGCGTAGGTACGTATCGGTTATCTTGTCCAAATCATCGGTCCGGTATTTAAGATAAATCTTGGAAGCTTTATTGGCGTCGACGCGGTAGTTGAAGCCGATGTCCATCTTAAAGCCGGCGCCGCCCAAGCAAGATACGGTAATTTGTTGGCCGGCCGATTTGCCTTCGTCCCCGGCTTCCGACCAAACTACGTGTTGTTGCGTCGTAGGCAAGGTAACGATCGACTGGAAACCCGGCATGACGAAATTCCAACCAGTAATTACCGGCAAGCTATCAACGCCGCGGTAATCCCCGCTATTGGAAATCTTAAAGCCTACTTCGGTCGGCGATATGCGATGACAACTGCCGATGAGAAGAATAATAACGAGAGCGGAGATAATTCCAAGGAGGGTTAAACTTTTCATTTTTCTGGAGTTTTGTTTTTGTTTTTTGATTGTTCCAAATATGTGAAGAATACGATCGCGCCGATCGTAATAAATATAAGACAAAGGCCAAGAAGGTTGAAGACGGAGGATCGGAGGGACATTAGCCAAAAGCAAAGACGAACGTCCCAATAGAGGGCGACGAAGCCGAGGAACCAAATTATGATATCTGCGGCTAGGTTGATTTTCTTTTTCATTCCCAGGGGGATTTGTGTGAGTAAATTTCTTTGAATTGCGAAATCATTGATTTATCCATGACGTTATCGGCCGTAGAAAAGAAAAGCTTCCCCGCGACGGCTTCTTGTAGATTGGCTATTGGTTGCCGAATCTTTAAATCGATAGAAGGCGTTCCTTCTATCGAGTGCATGGAACAATACACGGACTTCAAGCAATACCCGTAATCGACGTTCCAATCAAGCTTACAAAGCCGTTGAAGGGCCGAAAGACTAATCGTCATCGGACAGTGGATATCAAAATTGAACGCCTTCGGAAAGTAGCGAAGCGTATTGGTTATAGTTCGCCGGTAGATCGATCCGCGAACCAAATTATATAGACGATGCTCCAGCCGTTTTTCGTATAAATATTCCCCCGTCCAATATCCCAAAAGGAAATGGTCGTCGTTCGCGTATATAAAATCTTCGTGCGGGGATTGCAATAGCTTGCGAAAGATATTTCGTTCCCGGAAAATAGTATCCGGCGAATCGGTTCCTGGGACATGGGTAACGCCCTTGATCCACTTCGGTTGGCCGCCTATTATTGTTATCTTGGCGTTCGGTATAAATTCGGCTATTGATCGAAGGGCGAATCGAAGTTCGACGTAATTATCGGTTGTTTGGTTGGCTAGGGGTATTACTACTTCCGGCATCGGTTGCGTTGATTTTTACGTAGAGGATTTAAGAAGCGAGGTATTCGTATAGCGTACGCGCTTACAAGAATAGTATACATGTCTTTGCAAAAGTCGTCCCCCAGTACTCGGCTAATTATCCTTGCCTTTGTTTTTTGCTTATGCGACTTTTTAAAAGCCGCTATTTTGATATCCGCCAAAAGTTGATCGGTTAGCCCTTGTATAAGCTTGTCATCGTTCTTGACTTGGTTGGATATTTTGGCATAAGCGGCGACCTTTATCATTGTCCCAAAACTACAAATTTTATTTTGAATAAAAACAAAAAATATTATTATATTGCGTCCATGGCAACCGCAAAAAAGAAGACAAAAGCCCTTTCCAAAACCGCCTTGGCTATCAAAAAAGGCCGTCGGTCGAAGGGATTGACCCAAGCCGAATTCGCCGGAAAGGTAGGCTTGAAGACGCATAACATTAACGCGTACGAACAAGGGCGAAGCCGCCCGAAGATGGAAGATTTCAAAAAAATTGCCAGATACTTTCGTTGTAGTATCGAATCGTTGATCTAAATCAAACTTTAAAATAAAATCTAATGAATGGACGCCGTGTAAAAGCTTTGCGTAATCAACTTTTCGTCGATCTTACCTACAAAAAGGAAGAAGACGGCGATAAGCGATCGTATATGGATAACCTCGATTTCAAGAAACTTTTCCGCGCCAAGAAGAACAATTACCGGCTTAATCAACAGCCTTGGCATAGCGCGCCGGTTGAATTCGAAGAATCAAAGCGCAGGGGACTCGTGGGTGTATATCATAATTCTTTGAAGCAGTATTTCAGAAGCGCACGCAAGCAATTAAAATCTTTAAGCCATGGCAAGGCAAGCAAAAACTAAAACGATAACCGTTAAGACGGACGAGAAAAACCCGGAACCGTTGGAAATCTTGGCAAAATCGATTATCCAAGTATCTGCCGCCGCCGATAAGCTATTAAAGTCCGGCTTGAATAAAAGGGCTATCATTGTTCTTTTGCAAGAATCGATTGGAAGCTCCAATATTACACGACACCAAATCGGGGCCGTTCTTGATCACCTTCCTTTGTTGAAGACTTTATATACAAAATAGTTATTGCTACCGGCCGGCGGGTTAAGACGCAAGTAGGACGATCCACGACAAGTATAGGAGAGGTATAAAACGGGCCGACATTATGCGGCTTCGGGACACTGATCAACCTGCCTTATTCCCTTGGGGTTGCCGAACCCGTTCCGCCGGTAGCAATAAATTATTTTGCCAATTGTTTTTTTTAGGTTATATATTTGCCCGAAAGGCGTAGACGTTGCAAACGATCCGATGTTCCAATTGTAACAAAGTTCTCTTCGAGGCCGATATCCAACAAGGTAAAGTGCGTAAGAAGTGCGATCGTTGCGGCGTTTATACCACGCTTGAAATCACCCCGGCGGATCAAACGAAAGAAAGGCGACCGCCTTTAGTTCAAAGCATCCCGGAAGTAGGGTCAAAATAATAGAAACCACAAAAAGCATCCCAAGCGGATCGTTAACGGAAGAAATTCCGATAGCGATCCGTTTTATTTTTTATGGCCGGCGAATTACTCAAGATTGGGCAAGACCTTCTTCGGTCAATATCCCCCCCTAAAGGCGATCAAGGCGTTGTCAACAAATTTACCGGCGATCCCTATATAGCCGAAGCGGCCGTAATCGTTCCTTCGCAATTCCGAGACAATCCGGGCAATCCGCAATGGTTCTTTGGCCCCAACGGTGTCGATTATAAGTTCGAATTCGAAGACCTTGCGTCGGCGTCCAAAGCGTACGCCCGTTGCCCGCCGTTGGCCGCTATTATCAACCGCAAGGCACAAGCTTATATTAACGGGCGTACGTCGTTTGTCAATACCCGCGGCAAGGACGTAACGGATAAGAATCCGGACGCGCGCCGGATCATGGCGTTGCTTGCACGGCCGAATATCTTCCAATCTTGGCGGGAATTCGAAGCCCAACAAAAAATCTATATCGATACGTACGGATTTTGTATCGGCTTACCGTTGGGTAACCCGGTTGGCTTTGACGCAAGTTGGGCGAAGTCGATTTGGAATATTCCAAGCTACATGGTGTCTGCCGAAGAGGCGCGTAAAATAGCTTGGTTCAAAGCCGAAAAGATATCCGATATCTTACCAACGATCAAGCTTAAGTACAAAGACCTTAATATCGAAATAGCGACCGACGAACTTTGTATCTTCAAGGATTTCGTACCTGGCATGGGGTCCCAGATATTCCCGGATAGCCGTATACGGGCGTTGGCCATGCCGATCAACAATATTATATCGGCCTACGAATCCCGTAACGAATTGATCAACTACGCCGGTAGCCAAGGGATATTAACGCCGGAAACCGACGCGCAAGGCCCTATCCCGTTAAAGGAAGGCGAAAAAGAACAATTGCAAGCCGATTTCAAACGGCAATACGGGATAAAGAAAGGGCAAAGCCGATATATAATAAGCCCCGCCGCGATGAAGTGGCAGCCCATGGGTAAGGCGACCAAGGATTTGATGTTGTTCGAAGAAATAACCGACGATATCATGCGTATTTGCGACGGCTACGGCTATCCTTCGCCGTTGTTAAATAGCGAAAAAGGCCCTTCCGTAAGCAATACCGATAGCTATAAGAAGCAAGTTTACGAAGACGCTATAATTACGGAATCGATCAATATATACGAACAATGGAACCGCTGGTTTAAGCTCGAACCGACCAATATAACCATGGTCAAGTCGTACGACCATCTTCCGATTCTGCAACAAGATCAAAAATTGGCCGGACAGGCGGAATTGTATTTCGCCCAAGCTTTGCTTATTCAATTCCAAAACAATCTTATTACCCTCAATCAATGGCGCCTCGAACAAGGCTTCGACGACGTTGCAGGGGACGATCTATATTATTATCAACTTGTCGCCCTCGGTCGGGCTTCCGGCGGCGGCGCTAAACCTTCTAATAATGGAAACCAACAACAACAAGGACAAGGCGGCAACCCCGCCGACGACGAACCGGCCGGCGCCTAAGGTTGATAAAGAAAAGTTGGACGCCTCCAAAAAGACGCACAACGATGCCAAGAACAACCAAAAACCAATCACGAAATGAAAACCTTACTACCGGAAGGGCTTCGCGGAAAAGAATTGTTTCGGTATTTGATTGCCAATAAGTCGACCTTGATAAAGGCAAAGAAATCGGTCATGAAGTACGGCGAAGGTCCAAGCCGCTTTTACCATGTCGATAAGTCCGGCAAATTGGTTGGCGTCAACAAGGCTTCCGGTAGCGCCGCGGACAAGCCGGACGATCCGGGCGACGAAGAAGAAGGCATAATCCATGTCAAAGTCGTAGCCAACGCCTCCAACTATTGCGATAGTCAAATGGACGTCCTCCTCCCGGATTGTTGGAAAAAATCGATCAAAGAACGGGGGGATTATATACCGCATTTGCACGACCATATCCAACAATTGAGCGAAAAGATAGGCGAAGTAACGTCTATCTATAGCCAAGATATAAAATTGAAAGATTTGGGTTGGGACGGTCCCGGGTCTACGCAGTGCTTGATCTTCGAAACGGATGTCATGGAGGCATACAACGACAAGATTTATAATCAATATAAGCTTAAGAAGATCGACCAGCATTCGATCGGCCTTCGGTACATGCAACTCGAGCTCGCGATCAACGACGAAGACTCTGAAAAGGAAATGGATTTTTGGAACAAGTATTACGATCAAATTATAAATAAAGACGCGGTTGACGAATACGGGTTTTTCTGGGTAGTGCCAGAAATAGCCCTTATTGAAAACAGCTGCGTTATTGCCGGGGCCAACGATTTGACTCCGACGTTGGAAACTGACGGCCAGCCGGGCGGCAAGTCCACTAGCCAACAGCAGAAGGAACCGACGTTCGACGTTATCAAGGCTATCCGTGAATCTCAATTTATTTAACAAACCAAAAAAAGAAAAACGACTATGCCGTTAGATGCAAAGGAGTTCGAGGAACTCCACAAAAAAATTAAATCCGACACGGAAGAAGCGTTTCAGAAGTCCAATACGGAGCTTCAGAAGAACGTAGAGACCCGCGTCAACGCTGCCGTCGAAAAGGCCATGGCCGGATCGATTTCCAAGTCAGAAATGGAGGCCGAAGTCAAAAAGGCAACCGATGAATATTCCAAGAAGGCGACCGATTTGGAGCAGAAACTTCACGATCAGGGCGAAGTTCTTCGAGGCATGAAGGAAAAAATGGATATCAAGCAGGAAGAACGCAAGACGATCCTGATTGAAGACATTGTAAAAGAAAACGCGCCGGCCTTGAAGAAGTTGCAAAAGGACGGAAGCGGATTCATTACCGTTAACGTCAAGGCGGCCGGGATTACGTCGGTATCGAATTCGATCCAGGCCATGACGTCGCCGCCAACTTCCCCGTACGCCCCCGGATTGGGCAACCAACCGTTGACGTTGTACGATATCCTTCGGAACCCCAACTTCGTTTCGAACTACGTCAATACCGGCAATACCAACGCTTCGGTCATGGCGTGGATCAACGAAACGTCGCTTCAGGGGTTGCCGGCAATTACGGCGGAAGGCGGCCAAAAGCCTTTGACGCAGCGCCAATTCCAAGTGGAATTTTCGCGCGCCAAGAAGATCGCAGCGTATATCCAATTGACCGACGAATTCGACAAGGATTTGGATTATCTTTCTTCCGAAGTTCGCCGGCTTTTGCAGACCGACGTTCTTCGGGCGTACGACGACCAGATACAGCAGGACGTTATCAATAACGCCACGCCGTTTTCGTTCAATGCCAATTCCCTCGGCAACAATTCCCTCGTGGCCCTCCAGCACGCGATCTACGACGCCACGTATTGGGATGCCTTGATGACGCTTCAGACCATGATCCGCCTGGCCAATTTCATTCCCAACGTATCGTTGATCAACCCGGTTCTTTGGACCAAGATGATGTCCGCCAAGGATACAGTTGGTCGTTATAACTATCCGGCGCAGGAAGTTATCAACGCGATCAACCCGATCCAGGGGAACAAGATTTTCCAGGACAACGCTATATCCGGCGACTTGAAGCAATTCAACGTCATGGTGTACGAAGATTTCCAATTGAAGATGGGCTGGATCAACGACGACTTGATCCGCAACCAGTTCACGATCGTTGGGGAAATTCGTTTCCACGACTACATTAGCGCGGCCCGCAAGGCGGCTATCGTTTACGCTAACGCCAAGTGGGTGGCCGAGCAGATCAATTCGGCTTCGAACGTTATTATCGGTTCTTAATTTTCAACGCGTCTACGCCATGTCGTTAATAGATAGTTCGTATTTCGTTGGGCCTCTCACAATTGCCCAAATCGGTCAACCGGCCGTGAACAATAATCTCAATTTGTTCATCAGCAGGTTGGAGGTTAAGTTTTTGCGGGAGGCCCTCGGATACCAGCTATACTTGGATTTTATCGACGGACTTTCGCAGCCAATTATAGAACAGCGGTGGCTCGATCTTCGCGACGGGGTGGATTTTGAAACCGTTTCCAATTGGCCCAATTGGTGGGCGGGATTTTCGTGGTTCAATAAATTTTATTGGTTGAACTCGAAAAGACTTGTCCATTGGCCAGGGTTCGCTTCGCCTTCAACGGTCATGCAAAACAATCCCAACGGGCAACTATTGGTATTGAAGGCCGGTAGCGGCGCCGGGAATCCCGTTGTAGGTCAAAATTCGTTTACCTTGGCAAGGCTTGCCGGGGCGACGTATACGATCGAACGGCGGGATTTTGGGACAATGATACAAGGGTTGGATTATCAATTGTCGAATAACAACCAGACGATCACGTTATTGGCGCCGGGGGATATCTTCGCCGTTAACGAAGTATTTATTATTCGGTTTTCGATTATTACCCAATCGGGAACGCCCAATCCTACGTATCAAAGTCCTTTAGCCGGGTATGTGTATTACCATTGGCAGAGGGACCAAATAAGCATGTCTACCGGTTCCGGGGTCGTCAAAAGCGATACAGAAAACGCAAGATCGGTTTCCCCCGTCTGGAAGATGACCGACGCTTGGAATCAAATGTCGGAAGACGTCTTTCTTCTTTGGCAATTATTGGAAGCCCGCGGAACGTCGGTTTACCCAAGCTACGACTTGACGAAGATCATGTACGGATCGTTCAGGCCCATAAACACGATGAATATATGATAAACCAAACGGTCCCTGTCTATATCACGGATATCCTTCGATCGATCGTCGCTAAAGTACAGGACGAAGTATTGGCAACAATACAGACGAACGAAACGACGGCCTTGGGGGAAACGGCTATCAACGCGATAGATTATCAATTCGGTCATAAAAGGGAATTAATACAGACCCTAGCGCAAATGGACGCCGACTCAACCTTGCGATTGTATAAATATCCGTTGGTGTATATAGTGCTTGATTTTCGCGAAGCCCGCGGTAAGAAACCCGGCGTTTTCGCTTCGACTCGGTTGAACGTTATAATCGCCCATCACACTGACGCGACGTATAAGATAACCGATCGGATTGAAAAAGTCTTTAAGCCGGTAATAGACCCGATCTATTATAGCTTTATAAGACAATTGGCGAAGGCGCCTCAAACGTTGCAAGGCAACCCGGATATGATAGAACACGATCGTTGGCTTCGATCCTATTGGGGAACCCAAGCCGTTGGCGGCAATTCCGCTATCGCCCTTAACGACTACGTGGACGCTGTTGAAATAACGAACCTTGATCTTGAATTTAATTACGAACCTTGCCTTCCGGTTGTACCGTAGGGCGCAAACAATACAAAAAAAAGTTATGGCAGTCCTTCATCAATTAAATTGCGCGACCAATCGAAAAAATACCGGATACGGCGGTTGCCCGGTAGATTGGAAGCTTATCGCCGGGGCTTTTATTTTCGATAACCCCAAGGTTTTTTCGGCAGCCGAATTGGCAAATTTCCAGGCAACGCTTCAAAATTTAGCTTGGTCGGATACCAAGGCCAACCGTTGTTATCCGATATCGCAATTCGTTAATCCGACGGACGGAACCGAAGACCCGACGATTCAAACGTTCGCCGACGGATCGAAGTCTAAGGTAAAAGACGGCGTGTTTGATTGGAAATTCCAATTCACGGCCGGCGGTTTTTGCCTTTTGCAGGCATTGCGGACCCACAACGCCAACAACGGCGTCTGGGCGTTGTTCTACGACAAGAACAACAAGGTTCTTGGCTATAACAACGGAGGGAATTTTGCGGCTATACCGCTTCAGATTTTCGACGCCGAGCCGTGGAAGATGAATACCGGATCGGCCGTCGCCGTTTACCAGGTTCACTTCGTCTTCGGTACGAATTACGGTGTCGATACGGCCGACTACACGGACGCCGGGTTTGATCTTTCTTCGATCGTGGGTCTTCAGGACATCAAAACGATCGTCAACGGGTTCAACCAAGCTACCGGCATGGCCAACGTGTCGTTTATCACGGAGTGCGGCGGTTCCAACCTTTTCGACCTTTATAGCGCCGACTTTACGCCGGCGATTATCAAGGCGTTGAATCCTTATACGGGCGGGGATATCACGGTTACGGCCGTTGCCCCTATTGCCGGCAATAAGACGTTCAACGTACAATTGAACCACGCCGACCCGGACTGGCCGCCGGACGGCAACGTGCAACTCTACATGGGCGCGCCTTCGGCCCTTGCCGCCGCCGGCCTTCCCGGCTACGAAGCGGAACCCGTGTTCTTGGAAGTAACAAGTTCCTAACCATTCAACCAATAGCGGGGCGGCGCCAAGTCGTCCCGCTTCTTAAAACCTAATGAATAATGACTTTTAATGGCGTGCATTTTAACGAAGATTGGGTTCGTTCTTTTCCGACGGCCGATGATTTCGCACAACATTTCCTAAACTTCGATCGTTGGAAAACGTTATCGCCGGAACAAAACGAAGAACGACACAGAAAATTGTGGCAACTTCTTAATCCAACGAACAATGAGGACAATCGAACAAGCGTTGCAGGCGGCCCAGAAACTCGACTTGCCTTTCCTGATAGAATCGACCCTGATGGACCAATCCCGGCAATACGTGAAGCTTCAGCGGGATCAACTCCGGCACGGCCTGAATTCGGAGGGCAAACGGATAGGGACGTATCTTAATGAACAATACGCCGACATGAAACATGAATTGAATCCCCTCGCCGGCTACGGTAACGTAGACTTGATTCTTGAAGGCGGCTTTTCGGGGGATTTATTTCTTGACGTTCGGCAAACTTCTTTTTTAGTTGAAAGCGGGGACGAAAAGTCGCAATCGTTGCAAGAAAAATACGACGAAAACGGAAAGGTTCTCGGATTGGAAGACGAAAGGAAGGAAGAATTTGTTGAATACGTAAGACCGATATTCGTCGAAGCCGTGGCAAAAGATTTGAGCAAATGAGTAAGCCAACGCCACAGCAATATTGCGATACTTGCGGCGACTCGTATAAAGAAAAGAATCGTTCAAGGGATACGGTAAGACAGGAAGCAAAAAAACTGAGTAATGAAAAAAACATCCCGATCGCTCTATTTGAAACCTCCCCCGGCGTCTGGGATTACGCCGAAGCTTCCTTTGCCTATCAAGCCAACCAAGCGGTACGCGAAATTGTATACAGATTGTAGAATTTCGTTGCACGTCTTCTTGGAATGCCTTTACGATAAAGATTATAGCGGTCTTGTTATTCAAGGTAAGGCGACCGAAGAAGAATTAAAATCGGCTTGGAATAAAATATATCTTCAATCTTGTGAATTATCCGGCGGTGGCGCAAGTCCAATTGTAGAAAAGATCAAGCACGTGCAGTGGCTGACCGGTAAGATAGCCTTTGCAGAAGGGGTGGTTGAAATTTTGAATTATTGCTACGACCCGGAATTGATTGACTTGCTTAAAAAAATAGGAATCCCTTTGGATATTAAACCGGGCGACGATCGTACGAAAGCGTTAAGAATAGCGGTTGGGTATATAAAACGTATAGCCCAGGATCGTACAATAGCAGAAGCGGAATTGGACTTGCTATATAACGAATCGAAAGAAACGGTCGGTCGTGATTATTACGAAGATTGGTTGGATACGCTTTCTCAAATAAGAAAATACGCAGTCTTAGCAATCGATATAACGGTATCTCAATTTTATAAGGCGATTCAAAAAGCAAGAAAAGATTATGGCGGCAATTCAGCGGATAGATAGCGTTTGGGATATTCAATCGATACAAGCCGAATACGAACAATATTTGGGTTTTATATCAGATTCAAAAAAGGCTTTGGTCGACTTGTATAATACGACAAAATCCTTTAAGGATACGTCTATATCTAATCTTGCCGATAATACCCAACAATTATCCGTTGTAATCGGCCAAGCGGCCGCGGCGACCAATAAAGCCGCCGACGCTAACAAAAACTTGACGTCAACTATCGTTGGCGTTTTGAAATCAACTTCGACGCTTAATGATACCTATACCGCTTCTGCAAAAAGCTTGGAAGATAATATCAAGACCCAGATTAGATACAAGTCGGAACTTAACGATCTTAAAGGAAAGCAGGCGGAATTGGCTTCGGCAATTGCCGTTGCGGGGGAGGCGACGGAGGATCAGAAGAATCGCCAGGTCGAATTGATCAAGGCCACGGAATCGGTCAAGCAAGCTTCAACGGAATTGCAGCGTACGATCCGTTTGCAAGTAAAGGAACAAGACGCCGCCAACGGATCGATTGACGAATTGAAGGCCAATTACGATAAGCTGTATCAAATATATCGCAAGCTTTCGGAAGCGGATCAACAATCCGAATTTGGTAAGTCGCTGAACGCAGATCTCGGGGCGCTGAAAAAACATATTAACGACCTTGACATATCAGCAGGTAACTTTTCAGGCAACGTCGGAAACTATTCCGGAGCGTTCAAAGAAGCTTTTGGCGTCTTGCAAACGCAATTGTCCGCGACGAGCAAGCAAATGACCGATCTTGAAGTCAAGGCCCAAAACGTAACCGGACGCGGCCCTATCGGGTTTGATAAAAATCGTTTCAAGGGGGACGTTACCAATTTTGTAAAAACCGGACAAGGCGGCGAAGCGTTGGGGTTGACGTTGGAAGAAGCCAAGGCGTACGATACGGCCGGACAAAAGGCGCAAGTCCTTGGCACCAACGTAGAAAGGCTATCGGTTGGCTTCAAGACCAATCGACAAGAATCCCGCGCATTCGCGGAAGCGGCTTCGCAAGTAGGTCTTGCCTTGGGGTTAGAAAGCGAAGAATTTCAAACGTTCGATAAGGCGATCGGCCATACCCAAAACGCGATCAACGATATAAAGGCGGCGACTAAATTTCAATCTTCGGACGCCAAGTTTATAAAAGGGATTGCCGACGCGGCAACAACGCTTGCCGGGGCTTTCGGCGCCGCGTCAGCCGCTTCGGCTTTATTTGCCGGCGAAGACGAAGACCTTCAAAAGCAAATGGCCAAGTTCCAACAACTTCTTGTCCTAATAAACGGCTTACAAGCCGTCGCCAACGGCCTACAAGCCGAATCCGGCGGAATACAACTTCTCTTGGAAGCTAAGACCAAATTATTGAACGCCGCGAAGGCCGTTCAATTGCTTATAACGACAAGGGCTATTCAAATCGTCAACGCGGAAACGTTGTCTACGGAAGCTAACGTTATTTCCAAAGAAGAAGACGCGGCCGCCGCCGGCGAACAAGTCGTTGCCGAAGAAGCGTCTACCGTTGCCAAGGTTGAAAATACCGAAGCTACGATAGCCAATACGGCCGCAACAACGGCGGCCGCCGGGGCGACCAAAGGTTTGTCTACGGCCTTTATTGCCGGCGGTATTGCGGCTTTGGCGATCGGGGCCGGCGTTGCTTTGGCTTTATTGTCGGCTAAGCTTTTGGGGTACGGGGAACAAATTGGGATAACGGTAAAGCAACAAAAGGAACTTTACGACGCAATGCGTGATCTCAACGACGCCCTTAACGATCAAGCCAAAGTATTCGACGATTTGGACGTATCCCAACGTCGATATTATTCCAACCTTATATCCGACGCCCAAAACGCCGGGGCTTCGCAATACGCCCTTCTTTTGGCCCAAGAACGGTCCGATAAAGCCCAAGCCGATTCGGCCAAAGCGGAAGTCGATCGGTTAGGGGCAACCGACGCGGCATATGCTAAGACCGGCGCCGAATTACAAAAGCTAAAGGATAACCAAGAAGAATACGCCAATATTATCTTGGAATTGAATAAGATTCCGGAAAAAGACCTTACTAAGGCGCAAAAGGCGCAAATAAAAGCCGCCAAGGATAATATTGATTTGAATAAATCTGCGGTTAGCGTCGTCCAAGATTCTTTCGATAGAATGAAGGCAGCCCGCGATGCCCTCCACAATTTTACCCAAAAGGCAAATGAAGACGAAACCAAGTTCAACAAACTATCCGTCGACGAACAATTATCTGTTGTCGAAAAGGCCGAAGAATTGCGGGCGAATCTTGTCAAGGCGCGTAATGCCATCGTTCTGGGTGACGAACGGACGACTCTTCGCCAGAGGGTGGTCGCCCTGAAATCCAACGTCGATCAAGAAAACGCTATCCTTGCCGCCCAACAAGCGCAAATAAAAAATAATCCGTCGAATTATATCAACGGCTTATTGACGCCGGAAGCCCAGCAAAAGATAGACGAATCGAACGAAAAGCGCAAGGAAAATATATTGAATGGCGCCGAAGAAATTCGTAAGGCTACCAAGCAAGTAACCGATCGTCAAAGGGAAGAACGGTTGACGGCCTTCGACGAAGAACAACAAGCCGTTATACGGGAATCGCAACGAACCCAAGCCGGCAAGAACGCCAATTATAGTTTATTGACCGGCGCCGGGACGACAAGCGTTGAAACAAGAAGTAAAGCGATTGCTGACGAAGCCCATGCGCAAAGGAATATATTGGACGCCGCCCGTGCCGAAGAATTGCAAAAAGCGTACGACGACTACGCCGACAACCAAGAAAAGATCAAGGCTATCAACGAAAAGTACGCCAACGATATAGCCAAATTGCAAGAAGACACGCAGCAAAAATATTTTGATCTCGAGGCGGCGGCATTGAAGGAAAGCCTTGCGCAATGGGACAAATACTATTCTCAACGGAAGGCCCAAATCGACGAAAATCAAGCCGAAGAAATAGCCGCGTTGAACGAAAGGAATTTATCCGACCGAAAGTATTCACACGAACGAACGAAGATAGACGATAACGCCGTAACGGCAAGGGCGCAATTGGCGGTTCAAAACGCCGAAATACAGCGTAACGCTACCAAGGAAGGAACAAAGGAAAGGGCCGACGCCGACGCGGCCTTGGCGAAGGCCGGACAAGATTTATCCGATCAATTGAAGAAGAACGGCGACGATCGTACAAAGGCAACGATAGACGATCTTCAAAATATAAAGGAACAATCGGATACCTACGCAACGGCTATTGGCGACGTTTACGATATAGGGTACAATCGGCAGGAAGCGCATTTGGAGAAACTTCAAGCGCAGCAAGAAAAAGGGTACGAAAGAAGCGTGAAGGGAATCCAGGACGAACAGGGATCGGAGGAAGAGAAGGCGGTTCGATTGAAGATATTGGATTCGCAACACGCGGCGCAAGAAGAAGCGATTGCGCGCAAGCGTAGGCAATTGGATATTCAAAAAGCCCAATTCGACAAGGCCAAGGATATCCTTGGTATTATTACCGGTACGGCCCTTGCGGTCGTCAAGGCGTTGCCGGATATCCCGTTGGCTATATCCGTAGGCGTTCTTGGGGGCGCCGAATTATCGGCGGCCGTTGCGACGCCTTTGCCGCATTATAAATTGGGGGCGGGGATTGACGGAAGGCCGACCCATAAAGGCGGTCGGGCCGTTGTAGGCGACGACTACCGATCGGAATGGATCGAACAACCCGGCCAACCCGGCTATTGGTCGCCGAATCGCCCTACGGTTGTCGATTTGGCGCCGTATACGAAGGTTATCCCGCCGGATCGGGTCAACGACTATCTTGGTCGGTCGACCCTATCCGTAGATAGCAACGGAATTCTTAGGCAAGAGTCAATCAAAAAAGATTTGCAAGAAGTTAAGGACGCTATTTATTGGTCTACCGGACGGTTCGAACAAGCAATAAAAAAGAATCGGCCGATTGTCAATAATAAAACCGTCGTCAATACTGCTTGGGGAAATTATATTAATGAAAAAGTTTTTGGTAAAAAGTAATGTCTATACCACGCGCATATTGGAAGTTTTTCTTAGTCGACGCCCCTTCCGGACTTTGTTTTAAAGAAGCCGGTATAGGCAATATTATTAAGCTATCCGTGTCTTCGGGTATCAATTGCGCCTTGACCCATTCCCCGGTTGGGTGGCAAGACATGCAAATTTCTTTTGGCATGCACGCCCACTATTGGGGCCTTGCGCGTACGTTTACCGTGCCCATGAAATTTGTTTTCGACGGCGCCAGGATTATCCGCAAGCAATTGTATTCCGGTCGAGGGATAGAAGCGCCAATTATTTTTATTGCCCTCAAATGGGATTCAGATAAAGACGTATTCCGCCTTTATTATAACGGCCTATTGGATTTATCCAAGGTAGACGATCAGGTTTCGGAGGGGATAACGGTAAACGTCATGGAGGGCGGCGCCGTTGGCATGCTTCGGGCCTACGAAAACACGATAGTGGAATTGCCTTGCGACGGATCGATACCGGAAAACGTCAAGATAAACGCCGACGGAAGGGAATTTTCGGATGTGTTCCATTATCAAATAACCCCCGGAATAACTTCGCCGTTTGTTGGCCCGGTTCCGTTGTCGGCGGTATTTACGTCTAACGAAGGCGATAATATAGGCGTGATCCATCAGGACCCGTTCATGGAGGCCACGGGGCAAACCGGGTATTATCAAAAGTCGGCCAATTTCGTCTTTTCCGCCGAAGAACCAACGACGGTAAAATTAAAGGGATCGATAATCGTCAAATCCGATTGGCGGGTATCAAGCACGGCATTTTACATGTTTACGGCCACGAGCAAGACGCAAAACTTGGGCGGCGGCGATCCGTTGAACGTGCATCAGCATTTGTCTAACGCAATTGGCCTTATAACCCCCAAGGTCAACGCCGACGGGACGTTTGATTCAACGGCAAGTCAAATATTTATCAACGGACAACAACTTTTTTCTTTCAACGCAACAATCAATCTTGACGCAAACGAAAAATTGTTTATTCTTTATTATAACAATTTTACCGATAAACCTATACAAATTGTAGCCGGATCATTTACGCTATCCTTTAATAGTCGATACCGGGCGTCAAGGGTTTGGGGAATACAAGCGTATAACGTTGGTAAATTGCTTGTACAAAAGATAAACGCTTTGTCTTCCAATTTTCTTCAAACGTTCAATTTTGGTTTCGATAGCGAACTATTGAAATCAAAATTGAATTTTGTTATAACGTCGGGGGACGCCGCAAGGGCGTCTACGGACCCAAATTATTATCAATATTCCAATCCGGCAACTATTAACCCTACTAATCCTTCCAACCAAGACTTCAATCAGTTTTCGTCTATAGGCCCAACGATCAAAGCAAGTATTGCCGGTTTATTTGACGGATTGAATCCGGTACTAAACGCCGCCTTAGGGGTTCAAAAATTACCAGGGGAAGAAGAAAGTATTTTCTTTGAAGACAAGCGTTACGTCTTGGACCCTTCGGTTATAACCCTGTCCTTAAAGAAGGTAGCCAATCTACGTATATCTATAGCGTTAGATTATTATTTCAATTGGCTTAAGATAGGGTACGAAAATCAATCGTACGACGAAAAATCAGGCAAATACGAATACAACGATCTTGTCCAATTTCAAGCCCCCGTAAAAACAATCAATAAGGTTTTGGAACTTGTTTCCAAATGGCGTGCCGATACCTACGGATTTGAATTCAAGCGTTGGAACACCCAGGGCGGAAAGTCGACAACCTATAACGACGGGGATAATAGCGTTTTTATAATAAACGTTGATACCAATTCTTCGGTACCGGACTTTTACGAAGCGTCGTTTATATCGGAAATACCCGACGCGTCTTCAAACGTCAATACGGATCAAAAACTGATTGTCAACAAAAACCATCAGCCTATTTATTTGGATTTCCTTGACGGGGATTACTTTACTTCGACGAACGATTTTGCTATTTTTATTTTCAACCAACCTTCCCCGGCAACGGCTGCAACGTCGACGATAGCGTTCCATTTATTATTAAACGGACTGGAAGGGGATAGCGCAACCGTTCGGATGTGGGTAAACGGCTTCCAAGTAAAATCTTGGGCCAAATCAATTAGCGCCGTAAATACGCCTTTCGACGTATCGGATTCTTTCGCGAGGGCTTGGGCTTTTGGGGATTGTATTTATTTTACTATCGATACAATAAGAACTTGTACGGTATCGATAAGCGATTTTTCTATAATAATTGGCGCCGGATATTGGGAAGCCCAAGCGACCGGAACGGAAGAAGTAGCCGCCGGATCAACCCAACAATTAGTTACGTTGCCTATAATTGCGGCAACCAACGTTGTTGTTGGCGGCCAACCTATACCGGTTGTGTCTTACGGATTTCAATACCTAACCTTCTTGTCTTCTATAGGCAACAAGAATTTTGATTGGCAATTTATTTTGTCCGGATATACACAAGGCGGAACGTCTAACCAAACTTCTTTTAGCGTTTGGTATAATGGCGTAATAATTGGAACGATAACCCATAATTCGACGGTCGTAATTACGCAATTTAACCCAACCAACGCAATTGATTTAAGCGGCAATATTACGTTTGGGTTATACGATCGG